TAGGGTCGCTTTCTGGTTTCTGCTCGGACATCATTGATAAAATTGATAAGTTCATCATTTGTTTTGCCGATAATGATCTTGAAAGCTGCATATAATTTATCCCTGAAATACTGAGGTGTTGATGACCTCGCTGTTTCTAGTCCCATGATTTTCATCTTGGGTTCTTTGTATCTAACTCCTTCCGAGTCCCATACGTTTAATATGTATCTCTTTTTGGCAGTCCAGATACCACGGTCAGCGATGTTCTCTCGCTTCATTATCATCTTTTGGTCATACGCCGCCACATACGTTGCAAGCTCCTCATACGAGGAATCAATGAACGGTTCCAACTTATCTTTACAGATCTTGTCCAATAGCTCAACGATCCGAATCTTATCACGAGACTTATTACTAAAAAATTTAGTAACAAGAGGTCCAAGATTAAGATATATTGAGTCGGTGTCAGATGCAATGACGTAATCGGTCTTATCTGTAGAGAGTAGTTTATTTAGATAAGCATTCATCTTGTTCTCAATCCATCTAATTGAGACTTGACCTGATAACGTAATAGCCTCAGCGTTTGCTAACCTATAATACCTGAAGTGCTCATTGCCGATAGCACCATAAGCAGAATTAAGAGAGATCTTCTTTGCCATCTGTATGTTATTACACCTAGAGATCTCTTTAACGAGTTCATTAGAAGGATTTTTTTCATACTCCTGCTTTGCTTTAAGCATCTTCCTCTTAAAGATGACTCTCTCATTGTACATCTTATCCATAAGTTCAGGAAGGAATCCTCGTACATCCTTCCTATATTGTGCTCCATTCGCACAAACTGCATAATCCCCATCAATATCACACTCCTTTTTTAAGATCCCCTCAACGCTCGTACTGGGATGTCTAGTCTCCCTGAGGGTTTCTGGACTGATATTATATTGCATAATGAGATGAGGATACAGACTATTGAGGTCAAAATTAACCACCCAATCATAGAATCCTGGTTTCGGTTCTTTAACATATGCACCTGCGTACTTTGCGTCTTTGGTTGCTTCCCTCTTAGGTGGGATAGCTATGTTTCTCTTATTTAACTCACAATAAATGTAGTTGTCCCACATACGTACTTGCGAGAATACATCCTCGTAGTTCACCTTAGCATCATATGCCATAGTGAATGCAAGGTCAAGAAGTTTCATTTTATCGTCAAGTTTATCCACCAACCTAACGTCATGGATATTATAATCAATAAACTTCTGCCAATCCTTTTCATAGAACTCTTTGAATGTATCAAACTCAGAGTGATCTAGTTTCTTCTCACCCAATTCTACATTACAAATGTAATCTAATCTATAACTTTCTTGGTTCTGATACGTAAACTTCTTATACAACTCAAGATAATCTAACGTGGATATACCAAGTGTATCTACAGCAAACTGTCTACGTCCTTTAATATAAATCTCACGTTGGGATACAAGTTTCCAAGGTGATAATAGTTTAGTAAACTTCTCACCAAGAATCCTACTAATACGATTAGCAATGTACGGCATATCAAATAACTGTACATTCCATCCTGTAACAACATCAGGATAATTTGATTGCCAAAACTCAAGGAAAGCACCTAACATACTTTCCTCTGTCCTGAAGTGCATGTAATCTACATCTTCATGAGTGTTATTAAATTCTCTAGCTCCAAATACTGTAATCCTACCAGAGAAACTATCCTTAATACTGATCGCTAGTATCTCTTGGTCTGCTGATTCTATATCAGGGAACCCATTCTCAGCAGCAGTCTCAATGTCAATGTTAAAGACACGAATCTTACTACTATCAAATTTTATAAACTCAGGATGTTTCTCTGTGATGTACTGATATAAAAATCTAGTATTACCATGTATTTCAAACTCAGGTACTTCCTTATATCTCTTTACAAAATCACGTGCTTCAGTAATAGAACCAAACTTATGTGGTTCTACACATTCACCTTCTAATGTTTTCCATTCTGAATAATTCTTTGAAGGCAAAAATAGCGTGGGGTTGAAAGGAACCCTCACGCTATATCTGTTACCATTTTCATAACCACGAACTAGCAAACGATTGCCAGCTTGTTCAACGTTTGTGTAGAACTTCATTCAAGTGCTTTAATATAACGAGCAAGTAATTCCTTACTTGGATCAACTATAGTAGTAAGGTCAGTAGATCTAACTGCAACCTCACGGTCATCAGAAAATTCTGGCCAACTACTCAGATTACCTTCTAAGTCTAACACAAAAGGATCATTAAGTATACAATCAGGGTCACCTGGTAAGGTGTCACCCTCCATCTCACCCACCTGTGCTATTATCCACTGGTTGCTCAACCTCAGTAGGTTCGCCTGTATTTCCATTTGGTCCTTCCTCCTCTTTCCAGAATATTTGATCGTCGTTTACACCAATTTGATTCAACCTAGAAGCAAAGTTATCTAAAATATTACCATCTGGATAAACAACGCTAATTATATGTTCTCCACCAAGACGATGTTCTTCAACTGGTGAGAAAGGACACCATCTAGTGTAATTGATAGGAATAGTACCATCTTCATTAACCTCACCTAAAGTAAGTTTGAATGGATACATCATACGATATCCGATAACCTTGTTATCATCATCTTGTGTACGAACTTCACCAAAAATACAAAGAATATTATCTCCTGTATCAAGGTTTACAATACGAACATTATGATTAGTTTTTAATTTAATAGCTTCACCTACGCCCTCACCTACTGGTGGTGTTTGATTAGGAGTTGTCGTCATTATTTGATTCCCTTTGAATTTGTGATACTTTTTCTTTCCAAGCATTTTCCAAGCCTGGTTCTGGTTTACTGATTGTCATTACCATATCATATGGGACTTTAAATTGCCAATCTGTACTATATGGATTCCACTTACTGAATCTAACTTGGTATTCCATACCATGTTGTTCAGTTAAATATTGTGGTTGACCACTGTCAAGATTGAGAATATATGGATCCTCCATGAGAAGACAGATTCCTTGTTTGTCATCTTCTTCAGAGTTAAAGATCTCCTTCAACTCAGTAATAACACGATCACCAGTTTTTAATGTAACTACTGATACTGCCATATTCAATCTAAGATTACGTTTATTATAACACCAAAAAAGAAGAGAGTCAACTGATTGCCAGTTGCTCTCTTACTATGTGTTTATTTAGAAGCTTCTAGTTCTTTGTTTCCTGAGAACCAAATCTTCTTCTGCTTTTCTTCTGGTATGATTTTCTGTATAGTAATAGTCAGCATACCATCTTTATAATCTACACTCTCAACTTCAGTGTCTTCTCCTAATTGCCAACTCTTACTAAAGGATCTAGTAGCAATTCCTTTATGAGTATACTTTACTTCTGCTTTCTCTTTAGGATAAGATCTAATCGTTAAGATGTTTTCTTCTGTTGCAACTTCAATATCTTCTTTTGCGAATCCTGCAAGAGCAACTTCCAATATGGTTCTATTATCAGATCCAGTAATGATGTTGTATGGTGGGTAATTTGTTCCACCTGATGCGAAAGCTGAGAGTCTGTTGATTCTATTGATTTCATTATCAAAACCTATCATGTATGGGGCATAGGTTTCCCAGTCAAATGTGACCATTGTAGTGTCCTCCTTGAGCGACGTATGTTTATGTGACCCCTAAGGCATCACACTATTACTTATACATCTATCTCATTAAAGAACGGTACGTGAAACCCATTTAAAAACTACGGTTTATTCTACTTCTTGTTTCTTTCTTCCAATATTATATTTGGATTCTAAAGTCCAATCATTCTTCTCTTTAAATGAAAGAACTTTTATTTGATTAAGGGGAGCAAGATCAGAAATTTTTGTCTTACTAACATCTTCAATATTTACTAATCCCCAATCAACTAATAACTGTACTATTCTATTCCTTCTTTGAATATCGTTTGTTGATAAATTTGTTTTCTTACCATCAAGTGCGAAGAGTTCCTTGAAGTGTACGATATAATATCTACCTTGTTTATGAAGAATATGACACGACTGATATATCTTCTTTTCCTTTCTAGATGCTACACCAATCCTTGTTAGTGTTTCTCTCACCTTTAGGAAATCATCTGGTTCGTTAAGACTGACTTCAACCATATCGGTTTGTTTCCAGTCAAATTCAATTTCACCTGCCATTGTTACCACCTTTGCTCAATGATTTTTTAATAATATCTAGTTGATCCTTGGTGAGAACCCTGAGAGCTTGGAGTGCTTTATCGTCATTATAACCATAATACTCTTTAACTATGTCAAGACAATCAATAGAATCTTTCCTAGTCCAAGGAGAGAATCTCTTCCTCGGTTTCACACTATTTATTAAAAAATCATATTGCATCTTCTTTGGTATGTTTGGATTCTTGTTCATTTCATTAGCGAACAAAACCGTATCCATAAAAGAAGAAAGGCATCTATTTACTACATACGCTGGATACTTCTTAGCAGCATCAGAATCATCATCCAATATGTTCTTCTTGGATTGATTGATGCTGTATAGGTAATCTTTGAGTTGGTACATTATTCCAGTGACGGATTACTCCGCTAATAATAAAACAGTTAGTGACGAGATAAGATACGAAAATAATAGAACGTACCAGAACAACGTAGTTGTCGTAGGGTTCAGTCTTTTCGTCAGAGAAGCTACCCAACGCATACTTCCAAGTCTTCCATAATTTAATCATTCAAACAAGTGGTGTTTTGATGTGCCAGCATTATCATTAGATATATTTCCAATGCCAGTCTCTTCGGTTTCGTGGAATTCATATTCCCAATCTTCTATCACAGTGTTAGCAAGCATCCTATCACTAAGAAGATCCATTTGTTCTTTTGCTAGTTCTTCAGTCTCTGCATCAAACCAAAAATCAATTGCCTTACCTATCCTCAATAGATGAGGTTTTAATTCAGGAGAAACTCTCTTGACATTATTCATTACTGCATTACCAGCAGCATCTGATACAGATCCTCTCAACCTAACATTAACTAGTGCTTTAAATCTCATTTTACCAATACCTCAAACCCTTCGTTGATTAATCCATTTCCTTTTCTTGTCGGACATATAGAAATACTGGTTTTCATTTTCCCATCTTCTTTCTTGAGTTGATCAATATTAGCAATTATAAGATCATCATTAGAAGTGTTATGCACAACTAGATAATCAAATTCTTTTCCTGTATAATTTCCAGTTCCTTTATTTCTTTTTCTTCTTAAATCAAGAGTGTTGGGATTATATCTTTTTTCTTGTGGAGTAAATCTTTTAACTTGTATTCTCTTACCAGTTTTTGCTATAAGAAAATCCCAACCAATATCTACTTGTGGTGGAAGAAGTTGATATTCTAAATTCTCAACAACTTTATAATATTCATACTCAAAAAACTTTTCACTTGTTTTTCCTCTGTGTAATGGATTCATTTTTTAAATACACCAAACTTTGCTAAAAGATAAATTGATAAAGATGTCCAGAAGACAACTTCTAATCCTATATTATTCATTCAATAACTCCTGTGGTAAATTAGAAAATCCCATAGTAGTACGGCGATGCCATAACTCCTGAACACCTTCTTCTTCAAGCTCAATTAATTTGTCTTGAATCTTTTTTAATTCTTCTTCGTTATAGAGCCATGGTTGCTCTAATGCTTTTCGTAATGCTGCTTTCGCTTTCATAATTGTTAATAACCATTGGTAAAAGTCTATACTCTGCCCGTTGAATACGTTGAGTTAATGTCTCTACAGTATCACCAGTACAAATAGGAACTACTGATCTGTCTATTATAGCACCACCGTCAAGCTCTTCATTAACATAGTGGACAGTACATCCTGTTTCTGTATCACCTGATTCTAATGCTTGTTCTACTGCATGTAAACCCTTGTACTTAGGAAGTAATGATGGGTGTACATTTATCATAGGAGCAGGGAACTTAGATGGATTCTTAATCACTCTCATGTAACCTGCAAGAACTATAAGATCCACACGATATGCTTCAAAGAGTTTGATCATAGAATCTTCATCTTTATGTGCTATCCTACAATGAGGGATACCATACTTTGCTGCTCGTGCAGTAGCACCACACTTCTTTGTATTGTGTATCATCAACACAATCTCATGTTTCATTTGTGGGTATGTAATTAAGTTCTGGAAGTTAGTTCCTTCTCCAGAACACATGACTCCTAGTCTCATGATAGTTACTTAAACTGAGGGGCAAAATCCATAGTGGATTTATCAAAAGGTGGTCCAAAGAACCACGCTACTAATGATTTTCTGACTCCTGATTTTACAGGACGTACTCTATGCCAATAATCTGACTGAAAGAATAATGCTTCTCCTTTCAAACACCTAAATGATTTGTGTCTTTCTGGATAAGCGTCAGGTCCATAAACTTCAAGATCCAATTCACCTCCTTGATATTCATCAGGGTTAGAAAGAAAAAGACTCATGCTTATCTTTCTAGTCATGTTATTTTCAATCTCTGGAAATTGATCTACATGCCATTTAAAATAATCACCTTCGGTATATGTTGCATACTGTATTGCTTCACAACCTGTAATGTTTAAATTCCACCTAGCAGAACGATTAACTTCCATAACAATATCACCAAACATTTTGATGACTTCTGTATCTTGTACCCAAGTGTTCGTACTCTTACGAACATCTTCTTGATATTGACTTCCCTGTACTAGGGAAGCTTCAGCAGGTTCTAGTTCACTATTCAATGCCTTGTTCACTATGCCCATAGCACCCTCGTTAAGAGATACTACTTTAAACATACTACCGTAATTCATAATAAACCTACTATTTTTAATTATAAAATCTAAACATTAACTGACTGGTTTTTCAGCGTTTGTAGATACATGTTTCGTAGTGTTACTACGTGTTCTATTAATTATACTAATAAATTTATCACCTGCAAAATGTCCACCTAAGCAAACATCTATCTCATCTCCATCTTTCCAATTGACATCACCATTCATTTTGGTGTGTTGCATTAGAACTGCAATCTTATCAATTACTTCTTGTGTTAATCTCATTAGTCAGTTATTCCATACTTAGTTAAATCATACTTAGGCAACCTTAATGGTTCAACTTCTACTTTGGGTGGTTGACCTATCTTATCCTCAAGTTCAGATACTATCTTCTTCTTAGAGATGTGATATGGTGTTGGTGCATTCTGTAAACAAACTTGTAAACACAATAGCTCTTCATCACTGAAGGTGAATGTGTTACTCATTGTAAATACTCTACGATTTTAAGAATGCCATAAGCAGTGAACACTTGAGGTACAATAAATGCTACCATTGCTACTACCCAAAAAACATAGTAATAGTTTTCTTTATTTTGTGTTCTCATTCTTGTAACTCATCAAGTCTATAAGTTGAATGGTTTGATCTTTCTCTCTCATCTAATACTTCATTGATGAGATCTTTTAGTTCTTGCCTTAAGTTAGGCTCAAGTAATGGTAAGGGTGTAGGATTAAATGGTGGATAGATTGGTTCACCATTCTCATCTCTAGGATATACATTGTCAGTACATCCCTCAATAGTAGGACCACTAAGTCCTTGTGTATCTATTTTACTCATGTAAATACAGCATTAACACCAACTACCTTAGCATTAGGATTTCTAGCAAGAGCCACCTGACGTGCCTCCTCATAATTACGTGCCTGTACAGTCTCTACAAAGACTGATCCAGCGACATAGAGTTTTACTTCACATTTCATAATTTAAAAGGACTAACTCCTTCCTCTTTGCTTGTTCTTTATTATAGCATCCTGTAGACCGCATGGTGTAAGTGTGTGCAAATTCCCTAACTGTCCACTCGTTGAAACGATCCTTAACAATCTGATCAGAATTATATGAGATCAACATAGGAGAAGTAAATCGGTCACATTCTTCTGCAAAGATATCATGATCAAATCCTTTATGCATTGCACCCTTCTTCCCATATAAATTATCTTTTATATCATATGGTGGATCCAAATAAACAAATGTATCTTTCTCATCAGATAACATTCTCTCATATGAAAGATTTGTTATAGTCCATCCTTCAATGAGTTTGGAGTATTCGCTAAGTCGTTCAATTCCTCTATAGGAGAAATTGGATTCGGATGCCTGTGGGGAGAACGATGAAGACTCAGTAAGCCCACTAAAGGAACACTTATTAACGATATAAAAAGAGCTGGCACGAGCAAAGTTTGATTTTTCTTGGTCATTTACATCTACCTTAGATTTGTTGAATAGTTCTCTGGCAGTTACTCTATCTGGATGTTGATTCTTCAGAGACCAAATAGAATCTTGAAGATCTTGTCCGTTATGTTGTAACTCACACCAGAAATTATATAGAGGTTCATATAGATCATTAACCCATATTGATATATTAGGATACCTCTTTGTAATTTCTAATGCTACTGAACCACCACCTAAGAATGGTTCACGAAATTCTTTATGGTTATTAAGATCTGGTATATACTGAAACAGTTTAGATACTGCTCTAGATTTACCACCAGGATATCTTAAAGGTGTTTTTAATGATTTAATAGTGCTCATCTAAATTCACAACTCATCATGATCTCAGTCAGACATGCTAAAAGATTAATCTCTTGATCTGGCACTACAGGAATACTATTCATATACTTTGCAATGATCAAAACTGCTTCTGGTATGGAAGATGGTTTTAAAACAACATACAAACTATCATAGATCTTACGCATAACCATGGTAGGATCTCCATCCATATGCTGTACCACCCAGTTCTTAACTGTAGTAAACTCTTTCTTCTTTAAGCTTACAAGAAGTGAATCTAAATTAATATCAGCAACATCAACTAGAATTGCACTCTTTATAGATCCTGTAGCAGCATAACGTTGGCACTCATTAATCAATCTACGCCAGTCAGGATAGTAACGATTTATAAGTTTAGCAATAACCTTATCTTCATACTCAACCTTTTCAGCATCAAGAATATACTTCAAACGTTTGAAGAAATTCCCTTGTAATGCCATCTTCTCACCAGTCTTGATTCTAAAATCAACAACTGTACATCTAGAATGCAAAGGTTCAATAATCTTATTAATGAAATTGCAAGTAAATATAAATCTACAATTACTATGGAACTCCTCAACAGCAGTTCTAAGAGACAGTTGAACATCGTTGGTCGTATTATCTGCCTCATCTATAATGACCACCTTGTGGGACGCACCAGAGGTCAATGAGACAGTTGTAGCAAATTGTCTTACTCTATTTCTAACAGTGTCAAGGAATCTACCCTCATCAGATCCATTAATGATAATGTAAGATGCACCTATTTGATCACATAAAGCTTTAGCAACTGTTGTCTTACCAACACCAGCAGTACCACTTAATAATAAATTTGGAAGTTCTCCTTGATCAACAAAACCCTGAAACACATTAAGAATGTTATCAGGGAGGATACAATCCTTAACTTCTTGTGGGCGGTACTTCTCCACCCATAAAAATTCTTTACTCATTAGGGTTCTCTGAAGATTTACTTAGGTTCAAGTGCAATATAATATGAAAGATCAACATCTTCATTAGTCCATTCAGAAATAAGATGCTGAGATACTCTAATAGAATAATTACCAGGTAGAACACGAATGTTCTCAATCTTAAGATCTAAAGAATAAGTTCCATTAGATGAACCAGTAATAACTTGTTCGTAAGTATTACTAGTATCATTTTCCTTATCACGTAAGATAAGTTTAATGTCAGTGGATCCTTCTTCAGAAAAGAATGTAAGATCTGGTAGACTGTATACAGCAGATGCCTTTTGCAAAGCAATTAAATCTTCTGCAGAAAGAGCAAACTCTATATCAGAACCAGGAAATTTTACATTTTTTTCAGGAGCTGACTTGAGCGTAATTTCAGGATCAGAGAAATAATACTTAGCAGACTGGCGACCCCCACGAATGTTGACAAAATCGCCACTAGTGAATTCCAACTGAGGATCGTTAAACAAAGAGATCCCAGAAAGAAACTGACTGAGATCATATATTGCGAAGTCCACAGGAAATACTTCCTCACCAGTAAACTTTGCGAGGATGTTCTCTGCATTACTAATCGTTCTAACTGTAGATCCCTTTCTAAAGACGATTGAGGAATTGATGGTACTGAAGTTTTTAAGGACATTTAATGTCTTACTGGATAATGTTACTTTACTCATTTGTCATAATCAACTGAAAAGGATGTAGGGTTGTTTGCGTTAATGTTATTTGCTTTAGCTTGTTTATCACTAAAATGCAAAAGGAGAATAGCGTAATGAGCAATCTTTATGATGTCCTTACGTGCTGTACCCTTCCTATCATAACGTGAAGCATATTTCAAAATGTTAGACCTACAGAATGC